AAAGAAGATGTTCACAGATAAGGTGGTACCCATATCAGTTAATTATCCCTTCTTTTTCAAGCCGACCCAGGACGGAATGGACCGTCCAAAGACCGAACTTGCCTACCGTGTCCCAGCCTCCAAATTTACCAGACGTTCCATCACCGCCTCCACCACCGATGAAACCTTACAGGACGAATTACAGGGACTTGACACCACCATCGATTGGAAGAACACCGGTGATAACTCCTACGATGGGGAGAAGCTCAAACTCCTCGTCCATGATGAATCGGGGAAGTGGGAGAAGCCCAATAACATCCTCAACAACTGGAGGGTTACGAAAACCACGTTAAGATTAGGTAGTAAAATTATTGGCAAGTGTATGATGGGATCAACATCTAACGCTTTAGATAAAGGTGGTAGAAACTTTAAAAAATTATATGATGAATCAGATGTTACAAAAAGAAACCGCAACGGACAGACTAGTTCGGGATTATATTCTTTGTTCATACCTATGGAATGGAACTACGAAGGCTACATTGATTCTTATGGCATACCTGTCTTCGACACTCCCGACAAAGAAGTACTTGGACCACAAGGCGAGTTTATCGACCTTGGCGTTATTGAGTACTGGGAAAATGAAGTTGACGGATTAAAAGATAACCAAGATGCTTTAAACGAGTTTTATAGGCAATTTCCTAGAACTACAAAACACGCGTTTAGAGATGAATCTAAATCATCTTTATTTAATCTTACCAAAATATATCAACAAATAGATTTTAATGAAGATGAAAATAATAAAACTTTAGTAACTCAAGGTAATTTTTTATGGGAACATGGAATAAAAGATACTAGAGTTATATTTGCACCAAGTAATCAAGGAAGATTTTTTATAACTTGGATTCCTGATGCAAATTTACAAAATAGATATATAGAAAAAAACGGTATTAAATATCCTGGTAATGATCATATAGGCGCTTTTGGTTGTGATCCTTATGATATATCAGGTACAGTAGACAAACGAGGTTCTAATGGATCACTGCATGGGCTTACTAAGTTTAGTATGGAAAATGCACCAGCTGATCATTTCTTTTTAGAATATATAGCTAGACCTCAAACTGCTGAGGTATTTTTTGAAGATGTATTAATGGCGTGTGTTTTTTATGGTATGCCAATGTTATGTGAAAATAATAAACCTAGACTTTTATATCATTTTAAAAGAAGAGGATATAGAGGTTTTGCAATGAATAGACCTGATAAAATATGGAATAAATTATCAGTTACAGAAAAAGAAATAGGTGGTATACCAAATTCAAGTGAAGATATAAAGCAAGCTCACGCTGCTGCAATTGAATCTTATATTGAAACAGCTGTTGGATTCAATGGTGATTCTTATGGAAATGTTTATTTTCAAAGAACACTTGAAGACTGGGCTGCTTTTGATATAAATAATAGAACAACACACGATGCTTCTATTAGTTCTGGTTTAGCTTTAATGGCTTGTAATAAAAATAGATACGCACCAGTTGCTAGAAGAAAACGTGAACCAATAGACTTAGGAATAAAAAAATATGATAATCGAGGTTCGTTATCAAAAATAATTAAGTAAATGAATATATACGCAAATCCAAATAGTGCTTTTCCTAGCCAAACAGTCTCTGATATTGAAAAATCATCAGAAGAGTATGGAAGACAAGTTGCACAGGCTATAGAAGGCGAATGGTGGCAGCAAGGTGGTAATGGTACTAGATTTGCTACTTCATTTAATAGGTTTCATACATTAAGATTATATGCAAGAGGTGAGCAACCAGTGCAAAAATATAAAGATGAATTAGCTATTAATGGTGATTTATCTTATTTGAATTTAGACTGGAAACCTGTTCCTGTTGTATCTAAATTTGTTGATATAGTTTCTAATGGTATGAATAATAAGCTTTATGAAATAAAAGCTTATGCACAAGATCCAACTTCATTAAAAAAGCGAACTGCATACGCTGATGCTATTTTAACAGATATGATGGCGAAACCTTTTTTAAATAATCTTGAAGGAACATTAGGTGTAAATAAATTTCAAACTGATAAGAATAAATTACCTGAAAGTGAAGAAGAGCTAGATATTCATATGCAGTTAAGCTATAAACAAAGCGTTGAAATAGCTGAGGAAGAAGTAATAAATAATACTCTTGAAAGAAATAGATTTAGCAATATAAAGAAAAGATTTAATCATGATTTAGTTGTATTAGGTATTGGAGCATGTAAAACAGCATTTAATCCATCTAACGGTGTTAATTTAAAATATGTAGATCCAGCTAATTTAATATATTCTTATACAGAAGATCCTCATTTTGAAGATATATATTATGTAGGTGAAGTAAAACAATTAACTGTTCCTGAAATAGCTAAACAATTTCCTTATCTTACACAAGAAGATTTAAAAAAGATAGAACAAACAAAAGGTTATCAAAAAGATAATTTATATGGATATAGATCTTATGATCCTAACACTGTTTCAGTTTTATTTTTTGAATATAAAACTTATAATGAACAAGTTTTTAAAATTAAACAAACTGATACTGGATTAGAAAAAGCATTAGAAAAACCTGATACTTTTAATCCTCCTGCTAATGATAATTTTGAAAGAGTTGCTAGAAAAATAGAAGTACTTTATGAAGGTGTAAAAATTTTAGGCAATAATCAACTTATTAAATGGCAGTTGTCAGAAAATATGACTAGACCTTTTGCTGATACTACAAAAGTAGAAATGAGTTATACTATATGTTCGCCACGTATGTATAAAGGTCGTATAGAATCTATTGTTAGTAAAATTACTGGTTTTGCAGACATGATTCAATTAACACATTTGAAACTACAACAAGTTATTGCTCGTACAGTTCCAGATGGTGTATTTTTAGATATGGACGGTCTTGCTGAAGTTGATCTTGGTAACGGCACAAATTATAATCCAGCTGAAGCATTGAACATGTATTTTCAGACTGGTAGTATTGTAGGTAGATCGTTAACTCAAGAAGGCGATATGAATCCTGGTAAAGTACCTATACAAGAATTACAAACTTCTAGTGGTCAAGGTAAGATACAAAGTTTAATAGCTACGTATCAATATTATTTACAATTAATTAGAGATTGTACAGGTTTAAATGAAGCAAGAGATGGTAGTATGCCAGAGAAAGACACATTAGTTGGTTTACAAAAAATGGCTGTTAATGCTTCTAATACAGCAACAGCTGATTCTTTAAAAAATCCATTAACATTAAATTCATTAAAAAGTTCTATATCTACATATAATACTGCTACATTGTCAGAAATACAAAACTTACCTTTACATGATTTTGGTATTTATTTAGAGTTAGAACCTGAAGAAGAAGAAAAAGCAAGACTAGAACAAAATATACAAATGGCTATACAACAAGGCGGTATAGATTTAGAAGATGCTATTGATATTAGAAGAATAAAAAATCTTAAGCTAGCTAATGATGTATTAAAACAAAAGCGTAAGCAAAAGCAAAAGCGTGAGCAAGAAATGCAAATGCAAATGGCTCAACAACAAGAGCAAGCTAAAGCAGCTTCAGCACAAGCTATAGCTGAAGCAGAAATGCAAAAGCAACAAGCTCTTACATCTTCTAATGTTCAATATGAACAAGCTAAAAATCAAATGGCTATTCAAAAAATGGAATACCAAGCTAAACTAGAGCAACAAAAAATGCAACAACAACATATGTTCGATATGGAACTAAAGAAAATGGAAGTTGATGCTATGAAAGAAAAAGAATCCTTTATAGAAGATCGTAAGGATAAAAGAACTCGAATGGAAGGCACACAACAAAGTGAAATGATAGATCAAAGAAATAATGATCTAATGCCTATAAATTTTGAGAAAAAACAAAGTATGTAAATACTAATTAACTAATTTTATAATATTTTATTATGTCAGAAAAAGAAACAACCAAACCTGAGGTGACTCAAGAAGTCAAATCAGAAGGCGGTGATATGAAAATCAAATCAAAGCCTAAAAAGTTTACTCAAAAAGACGAACCTGTAAAGGTTGATTTAAGAAAAGATCCTAATGTAAAAGTTGAGGAGCCAGTAAAAGTAGACTTAACTAAAAAAGAAAAAGACGATGCCATTCAAATCGGAGAAACAAAGGAGGTACCTGTGGGCGACAAACCCGAAGCTAGCAAAAAAGTGGACGGAGAAGTACGGGTCAGCAATACAGATGAAGTACAAAAGTCCGAATCGCCTATTGTCGAACTTGATAAAGAAGAACAAAAGCAAGTAAAAAAAGCAGAACAAGAAATTGCAGCTGCTAAAAGAGATGAAAGAGTATTAGGTAGAGAACTACCTGAAAACATCGAAAAGCTTGTTAACTTTATGGAAGAAACAGGTGGTACAGTTCAAGATTATGTAAGGCTAAATCACGATTATTCTAATGTAGACGATGATGCTCTACTGAGAGAATATTATAAAAATACAAAACCACATCTTACCGTAGATGAAATTTCATTTGTAATGGAAGATAAATTTAAGTTTGATGAGGATGTTGATGAAGAGCGAGACATCAGAAAAAAGAAACTCGCTAAAAAAGAAGCGGTTGCAGAAGCACGTAATCATTTGGAAGACTTGAAGAAAAGGTATTATGATGAAATAAAATTAAGACCTGGAGTAACTCAAGAACAACAAAAGGCTATGGACTTTTTTAATCGCTATAACCAAGAACAACAAATAGCGTCGCAACAACACGAAGAATTTGTTAACAACACTAAAGATTATTTTACTAATGATTTCAAAGGTTTTGATTTCGAAGTTGGTGAAAAGAAATTTAGATATGGTGTTAAAAATCCTAATGATGTTGCAGAAAATCAATCAAATTTAAACAACTTCGTCGAGAAGTTCTTAGACAATGAAGGTAATGTTAAAGATACGAAAGGTTATCATAAGGCTATGTATGCTGCACAGAATATAGACAAAATTGTAAGTCATTTCTATGAGCAAGGAAAATCTGACGGTATAAAAACCGTAGTAGATAATTCTAAAAATATATCTAATGAAGCTAGACAAACTAGCGCAGGAGATGTATTCATAGGTGGTTTAAAAGTTAAAGCTATATCTGGTGTAGATAGTTCGAAATTGAGAATTAAAAAAAGTAAATTTAACAATTAAAACTATTTAAAATGGGTGTATTAAGTCCTCAGTTCGGAAGTTTAATACCTACTGCTCAGCCTGTTACTTTAAATTCAAACTATTTGAATTTTAACAGCGGTGGTGGTAATGACTTCGCGCAACAATATCTACCTGAAATTTATGAAGCCGAGGTAGAGCGTTATGGAAACAGAACGATTGGAGGCTTCTTAAGAATGGTTGGCGCTGAAATGCCAATGATGTCTGACCAAGTTGTATGGTCTGAGCAAAACAGATTACATATCTCTTATGATAATTGTACTGTTCAAGCTACAGGTGGTGCACAAACTGGTCATAGAATTACTATTGCAAACCAAAACGGTACAACTGTACAAAATGTTATCGATGTTAACGATACTATCGTTGTTATGGATCCAGCTGATCCAGCGTTTACAGTAAAAGCTATTGTATATGCTGTTGGAGGATGTAAAGTATTTGTTTACGGTTCTGAATTTGCAAAAGGTATAAGTGGAACAGGTGCTGGTACTACTAGTAACTTTAATTCCATTGAGCCACAATTATCAACTTTTAGTAACAAGCCAATTATTATTAGAGATCAGTACTCAGTATCTGGTTCTGATACAGCTCAAATCGGTTGGGTTGAGGTTGCTACAGAAGATGGTAACTCTGGTTACCTATGGTATTTAAAAGCCGAAGGTGAAACTAGATTAAGATTTGAAGATTATTTAGAAATGGCAATGATTGAAGGTGAACTTGCTTCTACTAATGCAATCGCAGCTAGCTTTAACGGTGTTGGTTTAACACAATTTGCTAACCAAACAACTGCTGGTTCTATTGGTACTGAAGGTTTATTTGCTGCTATCAACAATGGTGGTAATGTACTTTCTGGTTATGCTGGATCTTTACAAGACTTTGATTCTGTATTACAATTATTAGACAGTGAAGGAGCTATTGAAGAAAATATGTTATTCTTAGATAGAAGAACTGAACTATTGTTTGACAATATGTTAGCACAGCAAAATTCTTACGGAGCTGGTGGTACATCTTATGGTGTATTTGAAAACTCTGAAGATATGGCGCTTAACTTAGGTTTTTCTGGATTTAGAAGAGGTTCATATGACTTCTATAAAACTTCATGGAAATACTTAAACGACGCTTCATTAAGAGGTGGTTCTTCAAACTTTGTTAATGGTGACAATATTGATGGTGTATTAGTACCAGCTGGTACTTCTACAGTATACGATCAGTTACTTGGAACAAACATCAGAAGACCTTTCCTACATGTAAGATATAGAGCTTCTCAAGCTGATGACAGAAGAATGAAATCATGGCTAACTGGTTCAGTTGGTGGTGCTTCTAATTCTACGTTAGATGCTATGCAAGTAAACTTCTTATCTGAAAGATGTCTATGTGTACAAGCTAGAAATAACTTCGTATTATTTACAGCTTAATTTTTATATAAGGTTAGGGCGCTTCGGCGCCCAATACCTTTTAACTATTTAATTATATTATATCATGTCAAAAGAAAACAAAGTACACCCTGCAGAAAAAGGGTGGGAAATAAAAGATAGAACGTATATGATTAGAGGTGATAAAAATCCTTTAACATATACAATAAAATCAAGACATACAGAAAAATATCCTCTGTTATATTTTGATACAACAACAAATACTCAAAGAGCATTGAGATATGCTACAAACCAAAACTCTCCATTTGTAGACGAACAAAAAGGTGAAGTAACTTTAAAACATATTGTTTTTAGAGATGGATCACTAGTTGTTCCTAAACAAGAACAAGCTTTACAAAAGCTACTTTCTTTATATCACCCTGATTTAAACAAGAGATATACAGAGTTAAAACCACAAGAAGATGCGATGATAGAAACTGATACTATTGAGTGGGAAATAGATGCTTTATTAATGGCTAGAGATATGGATATTGAACAAGCAGAAGCAGTGTTAAGAACAGAAGTAGGTTCTAGAGTTGATAAGATGAGTTCTAAAGAACTTAGAAGAGATTTACTTTTATTTGCTAAAGAACAACCACAATTGTTTATTGAATTAGCAAAAGATGAAAATGTTCAACTTAGAAACTTTGGTATTAAAGCAGTTGAAGCAGGTCTTATACATTTATCACAAGACCAAAGAAGCTTTAGCTTAGGTAAAACTCAAAGAAAGTTATTTAGTGTGCCTTTTGATGAAAACCCTTATTCAGCATTAGCTGCGTGGTTTAAAACAGATGAAGGTGTAGAGATGTATAAAGCTCTTACTAAAAAGCTTAAATAAATAATTAAGGCGGGTTCGCCCGCCTTTTTATAAAAATATTATAATGGCAATAAACGTAAATACTGTATATAAAACAGTCTTATTAATACTTAACCAACAGCAAAGAGGATATATGACACCTGATGAATTTAATAAAGTTGCAGATCAGGCACAGTTAAATATATTTGAAAGTTATTTTGTGCAAATCCTTTTACACCAGCTCCAGGTACTACTACTTATAATGGTAACGTAGTTACTGATACTATTTATAGAGTGGGTTCAGTATTTTATAAAAGTGCGCAATTAAATCAATACGCGCAACGAAATGAGATAACACAAATATTACTCTCCCCGTTAACTCAACCAACAACAGATTTTCCTATATTTTTATATGAGAACGATAAGTTTTATATATATCCAACAAGTATAATTACACCTGCAGATATAACATTTTCTTATGTTAAAAAACCAGAACCACCTATATGGAGTTATGGTGTAGGTAACTTAGGTCAATATGAGTATGCAGCTGGTACATCTATTAATTTTGAATTAGCAGCATCGGAACAAAGTAATGTTGTAACTAGAGTATTAGCTTACGCTGGGGTTATAATAAATGATCCTACGATAATACAAGTAGCTTCTCAAGAAATAGCAGCAGAACAACAAAACGCAAAACAATAAGACATGCCTAAACCAGATGGCGGATTAATCCGTGAAAATAATTTACAATATTACGCC